GAGTCGCGCTCGACGACGTCGCCGGTGTCAATGTAGGCCAGCTGGTTCGGGATGACGACGTCGGTGTTGTACGTCATGTCGCCCTGGTACGACAGGCCGGTGTAGAGGAACTGGGGGACGGCTACGACGACGAAGGTGCCGTCCATGCCGTTCCCCAGTCCCGACACCGTTACAGACTGCCCGACTGCGATGTCTGTCTCGGTGAGGGTCTGAATCACGACGACGTCGTCCAACCTCATGCGGTGAGTGATGGAGAACGTCGCCATGATTCCTACTCCTCGTCAGTTGATCGTCAGGATGCGGTGCGCTTGACGAACTTGCTGGCGTCGAGCATCACCGGGGCGAAGTAGCCGCGGAATGCGATCGTGCGCGCCAACAGGCTCGGGTTTTCGATGCTGACGACGCCCTTCTGCTGTTCCCAGCACTCGAAGCCATCGCCGTTGCCGACGATGAGGGTGCCGGACGCGAAGTTGCGGTCGACGACGACGCGGAGGCCGAACGCGACCGACTCCATAGCGCCAGGCGTCATGGTGCCGAAGGCGTTCATCGGGCCGACCTGGGGGAACAGGGGACGGCCCGTGGTGTCGGCCAATGCGCCCAGGTATTCCCACACGTCGGGGCTGACGAACAGGTGGTTCGGCAGGTTGCCGTTGGAGGCCGACAGGATGGTCGAGGCGGCGTCGTACACCCAGGTGACCCACTTGGCCGGGTCGTCGAGGTCGGCGGTCGCCAGGATCGACGTGGTGGTGGCGCCGGACACGAGCGCATCAGCGGCGACGTCGTCGGTCTGATTGGCGTAGATGCGCGCCATGTCGTCGACGAGAGCACCGAGCACTTCGGGGCTCGACCAGTCGATTGACGCTTCCGAGAGTTCGACGTAGCCACCGTAGATGGCCTTCGTCACCTGGATGTCGTCAACGACGAACGTGCCAGCGGTGATCGTGCTGCCCTGGGTGACGGTGCCGATGGAGGCGTGGGTGGTCACCTTCGGACGGATGAACACCTTGCCGCCCTGGGGCATGGCGCGAGCGCCAACGGCGTCGATCACGGGGCGAAGGCCGCGGAAGTTGTTGTAGATCGGCGAGACAACCGGGATCGGCATGACGCCGTCGAGGTCGCTGGTGGTCACGTCCGGCGCGGCGGCGCGGATCTTGGCGTTAAGTTCGGCGAAACGTGCGCCGCCCTCGAAAGCTGCAGCGATCCATTCGCCCGGTGTCGGGAGCTTGAATTCGCGGCGAGGTTCCGCGTACAACGGAACGGTGGGGATGATGGCCGGTGCCGAGGCCTCGACCGGGGTTGCTTCTGACATTGAGTCCTCCTCGGGCTCGATTGGTGTGGGTTCTTCGTCGGGCGTGTCGTCCTCGGGCTCGGGGCTCGAGGCGGCGACTTTTTCGATCCGGGCCTGCTCGAATGCTGGCTCGGCAACGATTGAAAGTTCAGTCCAACGTCCGGCTTCCACGATCATGGTGCCGTCGTTGTCGAACGAGAATTTGGTGGGGACGACGCCGACGCTGACGGAGTCGTAGGCGCCCATGAGTAGCAGCGCCATGGTGTCGTCGGCGGCGCGTGTCGTAGCGAGGCGCGCGGTGAACATCATCCCTTCGGATGTGTTGACTCGTTCGGTCACTAGACCGCGCACCTTCGCCGGATCGTGGGCCTCGAGCAGACGGGGCGGTCGGCCGTCCTCGGGTAGCGATCCTGGCATGAATTTGACTTTGGTTCCGAGGCTGTCGGTGGTGGCGACGTTCCACGGTACGGCGAGGCCGGTGATTGAGCGCGACGGTTGGCCGTCGGTCGCGGCGGCGTCGACGGTGAAATTACCGGCGACTAGCTTCAACATTGTTGTCCTCCGTGTCGTCGACCATGCGGTCGGACGTTGGTGTAGTGACGAGTGGCGAATCGACCATGTCGTTGTCGCCGAGATAGTCGTCGAGGTCGAACATGACGTGTTTTCCGGCCGGTAGCACATTGTTGCCCGACAACGTTTCTTCAATACAGTCGATGTAGGGCTTGGCGCCGAACAGGTACAGGTCCTGGCGCGCTTGTAGCGCGTTCTGGTAGGTCATGCCGGTGCCTGTGGGTGCGCCGACGAGATAGGGCGGAATGTTGGCAAGGCGCGCCAATTCAAGGGCCTGATACTGGCGCGCCTCGACCAACTGGAGTTTGGCCGGGTCGGCTGAAAACTCCTTCCATTCGACGAACTCGTTTAGGGCGCCGATTGCGTTGCGTTGACGCGCTGCGCTCCACGCGGCTGCGAGCTCGCCAAGGTCCTCTGCACTCATGGGTTCGCCGCCGCGCTGCTGGAGGTAGCCGGCTGCGATTTCGTTGGATGCGAAACGTCGCGCCGCGTTGTCAAGTTTCCAGGCGGTGTCGATCGCAGCGGCGCCGCTGTACACGATGCCCATGATCGGCGACAAGAACTGAACAAGGTTGCGGCTGTCGACATCGACGCCGTTGAACTGAACCTGATCCGATGGTTGGAACCACGCTGGGCCGGACTGATCGAGAGTGGTGATGTTCGCGGCCGGGAGCCACTTGAACGACGCGGGGAAGCCGGTGGAGTAGCGGCCGGTGATGAGCCAGAACGCGCGACCGTAGAACAGCAGATCGCTGAACGTGTTGGCCATGATGAAGTTGCGGGTGACGGCCGGGTCAGGGCGCGTGAACCACGATTCGCCCTCGACGTAGATCTTCGTGTATTCCTCCTCCTGGGGGTCCCAGGCGAGGCGGTAGGCGCGGAGATCCAAGCAGCCGATCATGGAGGCGATCAGGTCGCGCGCTCGAGAGATTGTTGGTAGCTGTAATGCGCGGAGTTCTTGGGTGCCGACGGTGTAGGTGTAGGTGGCGTTGATCGTCGCCTGTTGTGCGGCGCCGGCGGCCGCTTTGATGTCGGCGCCGAAGGCTGGCTTGGTGGTGCGGCTGCCAAAGAGGGCCATCGACCGGGATGCTATCCACAGGGCTGTGGATTGTCCAGCATCATCCGAATGCGAACGCTGGTTTTGTCCGTTGAGTGGGTCGGGCGGCGATTGCGGCGGCCCATACCATGCAGCGCGCCAACTCGATCGGACCCGGCGATTTCTGACTTGATAGGACGGTCGAGTTTTGGGTTTTGACGGCGACGGCTCGGCCGACGTGTTCGGCGAGGGCGTGTGATCCGTCGTGGCGGAGGCGGCCCTCGAGGATCAGGGCGCGGACGATGGGCGTGTATTTGAGCAGTTCGCCATAGCCGACGATCGACATACGGCGCTCGAGGTGTTGCGGCATGAGCGCCTCAAGGCCGGGCGTGAGCGTGAGCTGTACCGCCGGGTCTTTCAGGACTTCGGCGATGGCTTGCCAACAATGGTCTGCCGAGCCGACGATGAATTCGACGGTGACCTTGACGATGCCGCCGTCGTTGACGGCCCGGACGCCGACGTAGCGGGATTCGTCGACCGAGTTGTCGACGGACAGGATGCCACCGGCCGGTATCTCGTCAACGGTCAGGCCGTCCCAGGTGCCGATCGGCAACCAGGCTTTCGTGGCGGCCACCCACAGGTTCAGGTGGGCGCGGAGAAATGCGGCGCGGTCGGCGCCTTCGGCGGCAGCCTCGAGCGCGTCCCAGGTGACGGTCGTACCGAGGGCCGGGTTTGCCCACGGCCACCAGCGGCGGTCGTCGGGGTTGACGGCCGGCGGCGGTGACCATTCGGCGAAGAACAGGCGACCAGGCTTACCGGCGTCGATAACCTTGATCGCCAGCCGTCGACCACATGGACATAAGCGGATTTTTGACGGCGATCATGGACGGCCGCAGCGCGTCGTAAATCACGGACGGGGCGATGTCCCAGATCTCGTCGACCAGAATCAGGTCGAGGGTGAGGCCGTGCACGTTGTCCTTGGCCGCCGCGACTCGGAACGTGGATCGGTCAGGCATCGTCACCTGCTGGGAGCCGTTGGACCAGCGCACCTCGGCGCCGTGATGATCCTCGAGGTACAGCGCCAACTCGCGGAACATCGGCATCGAACGGTCAAGTTTGTTGGCGACCAGCAGAACGTTGACCGGCCGGCCCCGTCGACGTGCCTCATCCGCTAGGAACCAGCCGGCCAACGCTCGCAACGCTACCGACTTGCCCTGCTGACGACCAGTACTGACCAACGACTCACGAAACAGGAAGTCGCCTTTGTCGTCAACAGCCAACTGGCC